CTCTACAACTGTACAATCTGATACATCTAAATCGTCTGAATCTGCTGTTAATGATATATGTTTATATGATACACTACCTTCTACGTCAAGTTTAGTAGTAGGACTATTAGTACCTACACCTACATAACCATCAGTTCCACCTCCACCTCCATCAATATAAATATGGTCTGTATGATTACCACCTGCTGATATTTGTAAATCATTTGTTCCTTGAGAATTTATTAATGTTTTTCCACTATCCCAACTTAAAGTACCGTGAGCAGCAGCAGAACCCCAAGTTACTACTCCATCCCCTCTTACTTTTACTCTATTATTAAGACTAAGTGAAGTTACTCCACTATTACTTGCATCTGAAATATGTAATGTTGCCGAAGGACTTGTAGTACCTATACCTACTCTATTATTATCGCCTTCTACTACTAAAGTATCAGTATCAACAATAAAGTCATCACCTGCATCTGTTCCAAGAGTTACATTAATACTTGTTCCTGCATCTGAACTAATTGTGTCTAATGCTATATCTCCTACATTAGTAATATTATTGTCTTCAAAAGAAGCAGTACCTGAACTATTTATATTAAATCTTGATGTATCACTATCAGTTAAATCTCTAATATTAAAACCATTACCTCTACTACTAACTTCAAATGCTCTTTGGGTAGTTTTTAATGTTAATACTGCTCCACTTGTACTTGAAGATTCTACACCAATACCTTGAGCACCCCAACCTGTACCTTTTGCGTGAACTTTATAATTAGGTGTAGGGTCTGTGCCTATTCCTAATCTTGAATTAGAAGCATCCCAAGTAAACTCAGCATTAGTGTGAGGTGCTAAAACACCTGTAGCAGAATCAACAAATAAAGGAAAAGATGTGCCATCACTATCTCCATCTGTTACTATTATATTATTTGTAGCAGGAAAATTAGTTGCTTCTGTTTCATCTATTGTAGGCAAACTTGTTTCAAAAGTAATTGCCCAATTTCCTGTCCAATCATCTATATCTGCTGCATAACCTACTTGTACATTTCTAACTGTTACTTGAGGATATGACCAAGTAGAATCAACTTCCCCAATTAAAACACAATGGTTACTTTCATCGTGTCCAAATCTTACTGAAAAATCTCTATTTGATAAATTTCCAAAAACTGTTGCACTTTCATTTACCCATTCATTAGAACCTTCATCTTGATAAACATACCCTCCAATAAATACACTAAATGATTCTCCTACTGTATAGTCATATACATCTACCCAAAAACTTATCATATCGGCAATTTGACCTGTTCCTGTTGGTAATGCAATTTTAATTGCTCCTGTATGACTATTTGATGACGTTCTATACATACCACCTGCAGGTTGAATAATACTACCACCTTTTGCAGTATCACTATTTTCTACAAATATCCCACCTTCACCACGAAGCATTAAATTTCCGTCCATAGTAATATTTCCTGCATAATCTAATGTAGTTCCTGTTGAACCTGTACCACCTCCTACAGTTAATGAGGCATCTACTGCAACAGCACCACTACCATCTTGTACTAAAATTTTATACCAAGTAGCAAAATCATCACTTGTAGTAGTCATACCTAAATAAGCGTGGAAAGGCTGACTATAAGCAAATGCTAAACCACCCCAACCACCACTTGAATCTCTATTTGCAATTTTGTGAAAGTAAAAGTATTTACTATCTAAAGGCATACCTTCATCTGTACCTAAACTACTGTGCATCATAGCAGAATAGCCAATAGGTAAGTCAGAATATTCGGCAGCAGTATTCGTAGCACTATCTATTCCTGTACTGCCTGTAGCTCCTATGTTTGTTGCTTCGTGTGTACCTGCTAATTTTGTAGCAGTTAAAAGTCCTGTATTTGAATTAAATCTTAAATTAGTTCCACTCTTTGGTGCTTGGTTACCTGTTGAAGCAGTAGAGTATAATGGGAAACAATCTGTATCAGTCGATTCATCTGCTACTGTTACTGTTGTTGCTACTGAGGCAGTTCCTGTAAATGCTGATGCTGTTATAGTGCCTACATTTGTAATGTTATTTGACTCCATATCAAGAGTACCTGCTATATCAACATTACCACTTATATCTACTGTTGTAGTATTTATTTCTATTTCATTAGCACCATTTTCAGTAGCATTAAGAATCAGTCTATCTTGGTCGCCATCAATTCCTATATATGCTATTCTATCGCCATCATTTTGTAAAAACTGCATATATGACCAAGAATCATCACTTGATTTAAAATTTAATATTGCATCTGTTGCAGTATGTATTGTAACTGCACTTGAAAAAGTTTTAACTCCTGCTATTGTTTCATTACCTGTCAATCCTACTTTAGTTGCTATACTGTTAGTAACTGTAGTAGCAAAACTAGCATCATCGCCAAGTGCAGCAGCAAGTTCGTTAAGTGTATCTAAAGCAGCAGGTGCAGAATCTATTAAAGCATCTACTTTAGCCTGTGCTAATGTATTGACTTCATCATCGAAGTCGTAAATTAAATCGTGTGAAAGTTTGGTTTTTAGTGTGCCTGTAATATCTAAGTCGCCATCAACTCTAAATAAACCACTATCAGAACCATCAGGTAAAGGAGAGGAGATTCCTAATATAGAAGCCTCCCCACCAATTTTTAAAGGTTGTAAATCATTAGACAAAGGATAGCCATCACCTAAAGTGACTTCATTGACTAAACTTCCTTCCTTTGTCTTAGCATATGGCATTAATCTACTCGTAACCCCTTAATAAATCCTCTTACAGCTGAACCTACAAAGTTATCTAGTAAATCTACAAACCAAGGCTCTATAGTCTTATTCCATATACCTTTTGTAAATTTCCACTTAGATAACCCCAAAGTCATAACTTTACCTGCTGAGTAGCATATTGACTCTACCCAACCACAAATCTCTTTATTTGGTACCTTTTTAAGGATATATAGTACTATTCCACCACCTGTACCACCCATTAATAATCCTGAATTACTCATTAAAAAATCTAACATATTATTTCTCCTATTTATATTTTTTTATTATTGGTCTTATTTTACTCCACAACTCATCGTCTTTTTTTGATTTAGTTGTTTTGACTATCAAATCACCAATCATTAACAATACAGAAACTCCACCTTTTTTGGCTATCCATCTAGCTAATAAGACTTTAATCATTTCTTGTTTCCATCTATTAGCTCACCCCACAATGAAGTTCTGCCGTTTATTATCTGTATAATGTGAACTGTAAACAATCCACCTTTAAAAAAATCTACTATTGCAAATGCGTGTGCCCAGTTAATCGGTCTACCACCAAGCCAAGAATTTGCTTCGTGACTCATATCTTTTAAACATCCTATACTCCAAGCAGACCTAGGTCCATCTTTATGGGTAACAGACATCTGTTGGAGTTCGTGCCAATGTCCATACATAATATTACAACCAAGTTTACGCAAATGGTTGGAAGTATGGTATTGCCCTCCATAATGATGTCCGTGATATAGGTATAATTTACCTAATTTTAAGTGTTTTCCAAAGGGAATATATTTATATCCTCTGTCCTTTAGATTAACTGCATTAGCAAATTTATACTGAGGTATGTAAGGATACTTCTCTACAGCAAAGTTTAACCAGTTATCGTGGTTACCTTCTGTGATGTATCTTTCGTGACAATTAACTTTGTCAAGAACCTCATCAATCTGGTCCATACCAGCATTAACATCTTTTACATCTTGTTCGAAATCATCTATAAGGTATTCTAATGGTGGAGCTTTTTTTCTTTTAAATCTCCAAGCACTAAATGAGTGCCACTCCCCAACATCACCTATATCTACATACGCATCAGGCTTAACTATCTCTATAGCTTTTTTAAGGCAGTTTATGGCTGGTTGGTCGTGTAGAGGAAAGTGTTTGTCAGGCGTTACAATTACTCTTTTGACTACGCCTCTATCCATCTATTTTATCTCACTTTTTATTTGTTTTATACGATATAAAAAATATGCGATAAGCACTACCATATACCCCATTTCTACAACTGGACCAAATAAATCAATACACTTTACAAAATATCCACTTAACCCAAGTGTACCAATTTTTAAACTGTCAATGTCCAAAATCCACCTCTTTTACCCTATCGCTTAATTCTTTTGCTCTATTAGGTGTTTGTTTTGCCCAAAGGCTATCTAGCATCTCTACTGACGCTTCTTCAAACTGCCTGTCTTGTAAAAAAGAAATAGTTTTCTTAAACTTAGAAAAACCATTCACACCTAATTGATAACACATCTCTAAAACAACATCTTTAATCTCTTGTGGCATATACATAAACCAACTAAACTTAAAATTAACACTATCTTCTAAATTGTGCAATTTACGTTCAAGAATAATGTCGCAAATATCCTTATCTAATTCTAAATCTTTTATTGCAAAGCCGTACCCTATAGTATCTATACCTAAACTATCTTTATATACTATACCCACATAACCTTCGTGCTCTTTAATGCTATCTATTAAACTCATTTTTTCTTTCTAAATATTTTATTGTAGTTTTCTTGATATTCTTTATCAGTAACTGATATTCTAAGCCAATCGCCTTTACCTGAAGTCAAATCTCCTTTTTTCCTTATAACACGTCTTTGACCTGTGGCTGTGTTTATCATTGGGTCTCTAGCCATTTTATTAATTCCTATTTATTTTTTAGAAGTTTTTTTAGCAGGAGCTTTATAAGGTGTAGCGTCATTTCTATCTTGACACCTATACCAGCCTTGTGTTTCTAATTGTTTAATTACATCAGGAGAAGCGTCTTTAACTCCTCTGATAAATCCTTGATTAGGGTGTTTCATATAATTATAAGCCATATTATCTCCAATTTGATAAAGGGGGTCGCAAAACCCCCTTTACATTATTTAACTATTCTTACGGATTAGTTATGTTTAATCCCATTAAGTGTCCTGATTCATCTACGAGTTTCATTCCGTAAATCATATCAGCAACTACTTTAGTACCAATGAACCCAACATCGTATTGAGATTGAACTCTTACATCTTGTTGAGCAGCAAAAGCACAAGCACTACTTGGGTAAACAGCACCTACTTTAGTTCCGTCAGTTCCACTTGATGATATAGAACGTGAATAAAACACATCCATACCATATATAAGACCAACAGCACCTGTTCTTAAACCTGAACCATCACCAACAGCATCTTGTCTAATAAAATATTGTGCAATACCACCACTTGGGTTAAGCATATCAGATAAGATATTATTATTGACAACAAAAGAGCAAGTATTAGGGTCTATATCTTGTGAATATAGGTTATTTAAAATAGCTTCTAAATCGTCAGCTTGAACTCTATTGTCAGCAGTAAGGTCTTGTGATGTTTGGAAGCCATCAAGTTCTGCCCATAAGTCATCTTCAACACCTCTTGCTAAAGATTCACCCATCATTTTAGCATATTTTGTTAAAAGCTCTGGACTTGATTGAATAACTGCCATATCTTCAAAGATATTAGCTAGATATTTATGTTTGTTTATAGCTAAAGCTACAGATGTTTCTGTACCCGATATTGAGTAAGTTACTTCTGTGTTTACAGCTTTATCGTTAGTTCCGTCCATAGCAATTTTAGGAATATTTATAGTGTCGCCACCAGATTTTACTAATGAACTGTAGTCATCAACTGAACCTCTTAGCTTTAATGCAGCTTCAAAGTATTTATAGATAGCTTCCGACCAAATTTCAGGTATAAATACATCACCTGTTGTTGTATTAAAATGAGCCATTATTTCTCCTCGTTATTTTTTAGTATAAGACTTTAAAATATCTGACCAATTTTTTCTTTTGTCCTTATCGCTCAATTTAGTCCAATCACCTATATCTTTTTTAGGTGCTTTAACAGTTCCACGAACTTGTGGTTCAGCAGGAGTGTTAGAAGAAAGTTCAGATACCATAAACTCTAATACATCTAAGTCTTTGTTTATAAATTGTTCTCGCTTATCTTCAGGTAGCTTTTCTATTAAAACAGCTTTTCTTTTTTCTACTAAACCATCATATTTATCTTTATATGAACTTAAAGAAGTATTTTCTGCCTCTAACTTTTCAGCTAAAGTTTTAAATTCTTCTTTTTCTTTTAATTTAGCATTTTCTTGAGATTGTAGCTGCTGTTCTAATTTTGCTAACCTAGTTTCAGCGTCTTGTGCTCTTTTTCTGTACTTTTTGCTTTCTGCTATATACTCATTCTGAGCTGGTTCCTGAGTATTATTCTCTGTACCATTATCCACTACTGCTTCATCTGATACTTGCGTTTCTTCGGACATACTGCCCTCCTATATGTTGTGTATTTGTTAATGCAAAATACTATATCTTGCATTTCTCCTACATCGTAAGTTAAATTAGAATGGTAGACTTATGCAAGTTTTAAATGATTACAAACAAAAATGGTTCGACTATTTAGGGTACGAACCACACGAGGGTCAGAGAAAGTTGCACTTTCCTACTAAAGAATCTGCAAGGTTTTTTGTTATGGTTTGTGGGAGGCGATTTGGAAAGACGACTGCGAGTGCGATGGAAGCAACCTTTTATGCTTCTCAGCCTAATCAACGTATATGGCTCGTAGGTCTTTCGTATGATAAAGCCGATTTGATGTTTAGAGAAGTGTGGGATAAAATGGTAAAAGGACATCAAAATGACATTATTAAGGCTTCCGAAAAAGAAAGATATATCAAATTCAAGTGGGGCACTACTGTAGAAGCTAAATCGGCAGACAATCCTGATTCACTTGTAGGTGAAGGATTAGATTTGCTAATAGTAGACGAAGCAGCTAAGGTAAGACCTAGAATTTGGGATATGTATTTATCTCCCACA